CATTATACGACCCTCGCTTCAGTGTTGAGCAGCGCATCCGACTCGCGAATCGGAATGCCGCGATAAGTGAGAACTTCCTTGCCCTGAATTTCCGACGGTTTCAACCGGATAAAGTTGTCCGAACCGGAAGANCCCGTATTCGTGGCCAAGGCATCCAAAGCCTCCAGGACGTCACGGTTACAGTAGATGGCAATGTTGCCACCTGCTACGCGGCGATTCTGCAGCTTGTAGAAGGCCTTACGCATGAACGTGTACAAGGCAACAGAGCCGGCTTGCATGTTCGACACGTCGATATTGGCGATGCGAGAAACATAACGCCAATCCTTAACGGCCAGACCGATATGCCACCGGAACAACTCTTCCTCGGCATAGTACGGGTTGCCGGCGGAATCCAGCACACGCTGTTTGCCCATGTCCTGGCGAGACACACCAGCCTGAGTGCCCTTAGGATAGAGCAACTGGCACTGGTTATCACCCCAGGTGACGAACCAGATTGAAGCGTTGTCAGTACCAACACCACCGGCATCAATGATCTGATTCCCGTTGGCGGCAGACAAACTGTTAAAGCGCGGTGCAAGACCCATGAACTGCTCGGGATCGGCGGCACTGTTCGAATAGAACAGCTGATTGCTGACCTCGTTATTCATGGACTCCAGGTAAGACTGAGCCTCAGACAGGCGAACAGCACCAGCGTTCGGCGAGATGTCGAGCAGTCGCGTATCGACCGTGCTCAAACCTTCGACGAAACCGGTCGTGTCTTCGACCTGTGCCTTGGCAGACTTATCCTGCGGGATGCCCTGGTAGAGCTTACCCCACGTGACGGTAGGTAGACCCGTTCGCACCGTGTGAAGTTGCGTGGTGCCCTTGTTACACTCGACCGCGATACCATCCTCAAGGATGGGATTCATCTCGGTGAGCATCTCGATGATGGGAACGATTTGACCGTTGCCGTCAGTCTGCTTGTAAACGTCGATCAGATCGACGAAAGAACTTCCTAGTGTAGCCATTTTCTAGCCCTCAGTTGTTTGGATACAGAAGAGAAACGCGGTCCTGATCACCTTGGGGAGCCCCACCAACATCGGTGGGATTATCCTGGACTAGGTGACGCCCAACCTTCCATGCGAACCGGACGAACTCCGGGTTACTTCCTGACCCGGTGTCATCCAAGAATTGCTTCAGTTCTGGAGTACCAAACGCAGTGATGGCGGCTTGTGCGGTGGCGACGTTCTTTTCATAGTCGTCGCCCCCGAACTCTTTGTCACTCTGCGACTGGGTTTTCCAGTCAGTAACCATCTGTTCGAAGCTATCAACCTGAGACTGGTTNAANTTCTGAACGGACTGTGCCTGAAGATCAACCAACCCTTGAGCTTGCTCTTGGGTCAACTTGAGATCTTTAAACATGGGGAGTGCTGCGGTGAGCAGCTCCTCATCCATGGAAAGGCCTTCAGGCATAGTAAAGTCAGAATATTCAGCCGGTGCCTCGTGGTCACCAGACAGTTCTTCGGTAGGCTTTTTGCCTTCCTCAGTAGGATTGCCCTCGCCTTCCTTAGAACCTCCCTCCCCGCTCGCGCTCAACGATTCGGTCGGCGGCGTTACCTCCTCGGAGCTGGCAGGAGGAGAGAGCCCCTCGGTTGGTTCGGGCAAATTCGTTTCTTCGTTTTCAGTCGCCATGTTCATTCTCCTTCAACATTAACAGGTACTCACCGAAACAGTGCGTCTTGACATCGTGCTGAAGATCAAGACCAATGCTCTGTCGACCTGCATTAAAACTGTGAACTGCTGCATCATTCGCAAACGTGTACGAGTCAACACCAGCCGCCAATAGTTGCCGCATGATGAACCTTCGACCGCTCACTAGGCTCATTATAGCAGTTAAATCAGATACTTCCACAGCNTTATCAGGTTCAATAGGCTCCTCCAGGCCTTCATCCACCTCTCGCTCGTACTCGATAAAGCTTTCATCCGTCATAACAGACCCGCCCTNCGCATGACTGCNCCGAGNGCATTATCCTCACTCAAGTTGGTNTTTGAAGCTGACTGTGCTGTGTCCACCATTGTCTTTGCTTGCTCCATCGCTGCCTGTTGCTGTGCGGCCTGTTGCTCNTGCTGAGCTAACGCNGCTGCNTCATCATCACTGCGGGTGATACTCGGATCAACACCGAGCGCGTCATTGTAACGGTCAATCGCTTCAAACGGGTTGATCTTGTGACGTGCTTCAGGCCAGACCTGTGCAAGGTTCTCAGCGAACCCGACACCACGCTCAATGGCACCAATGGCCACGAGGTGCTGAGCCTGGGCCAGGATCGAGATATAGACCACGTTGAGCTGAACATTCTGAAGTTCATCAGGTGGTACTGGCAATATCCCAGCAGTCTGCAACCGATNAAATGTGATATCAATCAANGGGTTGAGTAGCTCATTGTTCAACCGCTCAAGGATCGGGCCAAGCATCAGGAGCTTCTCCTCGTGCCTCTCTGCAACCTCTCGAGCAGTAATCTGCCGGCGATCAGTGTTAGCAAGCNTGAGGAACAGGTCCTCANAGAATGCCCGCTTAATCCTAAACTCAGCCTTCTCATTTATCATGCCGACAGCGTTAAAGTCTGGCCGGATGTTGTAGATCGACTCGATTTTCTCTTGGGCAGTCGTCCACAGGATCTCACCATCCTTCAGTGTGGATCCAACCTTGCCACGCAGGTTNACGTTNGCTGTAAGGGGNGGATCCATNACACGACCAACACCGATGTAGTTNTTCTTCTCACCCAGCTGGAGCGCCTTGGTGTCACCCAGGGCCGTCATACCGGGGCAGTCGACAGCGTAGACATCCTCATACGTGACATCCCACCGGGGTGCCAGGATCGGGAACAAGTCGAACCCTGATTCACGCAGGAACTGATCAGACTTGGTCGAGTTCGCATACTCAAAGTAGACGGAGCGGAACTTTTTGTCCTTCGCCAAAGGGCTCAAGTGNTCACGGTCATCATTGGGCTCNATGACGTGGACGATTCGGATCCAGTTCTCACTGCCGCCATTCTTCCACTGGTTCTGTACGGACGGGCTACACTTCTCAAGTCCAAACTGTTTGACGAGCTGCCCCACGGTGCGCTCGTAATCACGGTAGAATGTGTCGACCCTGCCCTCGTCATTCGTTGCGAGGTAATAGCTTCCAACCGTGTAGGGTCGACAGTGGATGACATTCTCAAAGTTATCGAACACACCCATCGGTGCCGTGCCAAACGTGCCCAGCTCAGCNTAGACAGTGTGGAGTGAGTTGTACGTGTTGGATCGGGAGAACACATCCCGCATGATCTTTTCAACGCGAGACAACCACATTTTGACCGATGGATTCTCATTGAGTGCATTATCAGACGTAGCCAACCGGAACCAGGGTCGAGCGGGCGATGTGATGCCGGCCATCATGCCAGACGCCAGGGTGTTAACTGCCATCCGTGAAGTGTTGTTGTACTGCTTGGTGTTGCGCTTGTAGCCCTTATTCCGATCAGAGATTAAGAACCGACCACGGTGAGAGAGGTGAAAGTCACTCAGATCTCGCCAGTAGTGGAGGAAGGATGATCGTTCAGTCTCAAGACCTTTGAGACGACGGAGGAACTCTTTGGGCGTCTTTTTCATAGGCCAAAAAACTGCTTAGNAGTTCCNAGNGNACTCCNCAAGACACTCCGGGAAGACGTGAGAACTGTTGAAGCTTTACCAGTTGAAGCTGTACCAGTTGAAGCTGTACCAGTTGAAGCTGTACCAGTTGAAGCTAGACCAGTTGAACCCGTTCGACGGCGTCGAGCTGCTAGTCCAGCAGAGAGTGACGACCGAACGTCAGGAGTGCGCGGCGCTTCAGGTAATCTCGGCGGCGGTGTTGGTGCTGGAGGCGATGATCCCATACACATATTCAGACCTCAGTCGTAATCCACGGACACATCATCCATCGGATCGTGTTGTAATTGTGACATATTTTCCCTCATTCCGACCGGACTATCAAGCGTTTTCCGTGGAGATACACGTTTTGGCACCTTGAAAGCGAACGTCAGAGNCAGTGCATCAGCCCAATCTGGTGAAGGTTTGCCGTCNGATTTCATCTTCTTTTTAGGCTCGAGCACCAGCCGNTCAGACTTGTCATGNTCAAACTCTCGACAGGTCAGCTCACGCTCCANCTCGGGATCCTTTGGCAGTGCTCCACCATCCTGGATCCAAACTCTCAACCGTGCCCACATNTCACCAACCTTGTCCGCATAATGTTTCTCGTCCTCAGCCTTCGAGCCAAAGTTCACACCGATCACGTGGTAGCCGAGCTGCACCAGCCGGTCAGCAATCGGTCCACCCAGCCCCGTCTCATCGACGAACGTGACATCCGGTATATGT